GGTAGAGACTTCATCGCAACAGTTTCAGGTAGAATATCTTTAAAAAACACAGTACAAGAGCACAAAGTTGAATCTGGATACATAATCGCAGACTACATCAAACCAGAACCAGAAGAGTTCCATGTGGAAGTTTACGCAAACAATGAGGAACTTGAATTCCTAAAACAACTCAGGGACACCAGAGAGGTATTCATAATAGACTTCGAAGATGAGCGTGGAATTTATGAGAATGTTGTGATAACTTCTCTTGAAGTTGAAAAAGAATACGAGAACAATTATACAGTAACACTGACTTTAAAGCGAATTCAGACAGCAGAACTAAAAACAGAAATGATCGTACTTGATGATCTACAGCTTACTGATGATAAAAAGAAGCTTCCCGGAGGTACAATTGTAGGAACGCAGAATAAAGAAGTAGCTGACGCCCCACCTAAGCAGGAGAATAAAAGCTGGTTGGACTCAATCTTAAGCTGGTTCGGCGGCATTTTCGGAGGTGGTTGAATGCCAGCGGTTAAGCTTCTTCCTTGGGATAAAAATTTGGGATATCCGCAGTGGCAGAGGGCCATCATAGGTGGAAAAGCCTACACGCTCCACTACCGCTGGAATAAATACGGCTTTCCAGTGCTGAAAATTGTAAGAGATGAAGATTCAGCCATAGTTTTCAATGAGAAGCTCGTCAAGGACAATCCGAGAGAAGCCAAAGATCCCGACACATACGAGGTGCTCTTCACAATTCTCCCTCGTAAAATCGAGAAAACTGATACAGAGATCTGGCTGTTTGAGGGATAAATATGAGTAGACTTTTTAACCGCTATTACGAACTACACATTGCAAACAAAGTTCTTACGATTGACGATTTCGACATCTTCTTCAGAGTCAAGGGTAAAGCAAACGAGGCTGCAACAGCAGAAATCACGATTTTCAATCTCAGCGAGGCAACAAGGCAGGAAATCAAAGCTGGGTCACCTCTCGTGCTGATAGCAGGCTACCGTGACGACTACGGTGTGGTATTTCAAGGGACAGTAAAGAGGGCTGAAATGACGATCGAGGGAGCTGATGTTGCTACTGAGATAATAGCTGTTGATAATCTTGCAGATTTAAAAAAGAAGATAAAAATCACAGTTCCAGAAGGCACCGATTTTGCAGATATAGCAAAACGAGTTTTCCAGCAGGCTGGAATTGCGATTGGTAAAATCGATTCTACCAATTATTCAATCAAACGTCCACTAACATTCAGTGATGCTGGATTGCTTGTTTTAAGCCAGCTCGCTGAGGAAACAGGATATACTTATTTCGTCCAGGATGGAAAAGCTTACTTCGTCAAAAAAGACAACATAATCGAGCAAATTATCTTAAATAGTGAAACTGGGCTATTAGAAGTTACAAGAGTTGAGGATGAAAACGAAGAACAGCAGGAGAAGTACAAGGTTAAATCTCTGCTAATCTGGAAGGGGAAACTTGATACTCGTATTAAGCTCGAGTCGATCAAGATCTCTGGAAGATTCAAAGTTGTAGCTTATGAGCACGCCTGCATGCAGGATGAATACTATTCTGAATTTGAGGTGGTTCCGGTATGATCGAGATCATAGATGAGAGGGTAAATTTGAGGCTTCAAGGAATCTATACAGCGTGTACAGCTGTTGTAACGCAACTCCTCGAAAATGGATCTTATGCAAATGTAAAGCTTGAAGACATAGATGAAACAGAGTTGTTCAAAGTCCCTGTTGCACCCTATTTGAAATATCTTCATTACCACGAGCCTGCAACTGTTGTCGTAAAAGATACTGACAATGGAGCAACTGTGGCAACATATACTGTAGCTGGTCCTGCAATCGACATAAGTCTGCAGGAAGGTGATAGAGTTCTTGTTATCTTTTCAAAATACCCATTTGAGAAAAACTGCAAGCGTCGCTTTAGCATCAACGATGCTGTGATAGTTGCCAAACTCTGACTTTTCTTTTTATTGAGTTTGAATAGCAAAGTAATATGTTCGGCAAAACCTTCAAAATTGATAGCAGTGGTGATCTTGTAATCAACGAGCTTAAACGAATCGAGATTGTTGAAGAGCTAGAGAAGGTTGCCCAAGATGTCAGTGTAATTTTGAAAACGGTTAAGGGATCTTATCCATTCGATCCAGATTTTGGCGTGGATTACATCAAGATCGTAGAGTCAGGCTTCAACAGAATGCAGATTGAAGATGAGATTAAGAAGGCCCTGAACAAATATCCTTATCTAAAATCAATAGATTCAATAGAAATTTCAGATCCTGACAAAAATAGAAGAATTGTAGTAAATCTTCGCCTGACTGTCATTTCTGGAGAATCTATTAGTTTGGAGGTAACGATATGACGTATGGGGTTACTGAAAACGGATTTGTTTTAAAAAGCTACAATGCAATAATAGAGGCTGCAAAGCAGAGAGCAAAACAGTATTTTGGCGAAGATATCGATCTTTCAGAAAATTCACCAATACTGCAGTTTGCTAATTCAATTTTAATGGAAGCTGCAATTCTCTGGAATGTTGCAGAAGACATCTACTACTCAGCCTTCATCGATTTCGCAACTGGAAAGAGCTTGGATTACATTGCAGCTTTAATTGGCTACACGAGAATTGCTGCAGCCAAAGCAACTGGAACTGTAACATTCAGCAGATCGACACCAGCAAGTGAAGATATAATAATTCCAGCAGGAACTCGTGTATCAACCTCAGATGGTTCTGTAGTCTTTAAAACAACTCAAGCTGTCACACTTACAGCAGGATTAACATCAGTTGACGCCCAAATTGAAGCTGTCGAACCGGGATCACAAGGCAACGTTGCAGCAAACACAATCTCAGTTATAGTTGACCCTGTTAGTGGAATTGAAGCAGTAAACAATGCAAATCCAACTGAAGGTGGAAGAGATACAGAGACTGATGAGGAATTCAGACTAAGAATTAAAACAACAATACAAAGCATTGGAAAAGCTACCCTCGATGCTATTTTGGCAAGAGTAAGGAGCGTTGAGGGGGTAAAGTCTGCTAAAATTGAAGAGAACGATACGATGAATGATAACACTGGGACTGGTGGATTACCACCTAAATCATTCAGGGTTTTCGTTTATGGTGGCGACAACAATGACATAGCCCAGGCAATCTTCGACGCAAAGCCTGCTGGGATTCAACCTTATGGGGACGTCTCAGGCACGGCATATGATGTCGACGGAAATGAATACACGATTTACTTTGCCCGACCAACTGAAGTTGAGATCCACATTGAAGTGCAAGCAACGACGGACGGGACATCAGTGACGGAACAAGAGATCAAAGATGCAATTAAGGCATACTTCGACACACTTGAGCTTGGAGATGATGTGATCTATAATAAAGTGGTGGCTGCTGTGATGAGCATTCAAGGGATTGTGGACGCTACAGTGAAAATAGATACAACATCTCCACCTGCTGGCACATCAAACATTGCAATCGCTGACAGTGAGATTGCGATAACAGATGACACGAAGATAACTGTAACAATCAGCTAAGGGTGATTAGATGGCGGTTGAAGATTTGATTAATCTGCTTTCAACAGCATATCGCAAAGATTCAAATTCGAACAACTACAAACTGCTTAAAATCTTAGATTCAGAATTTCAAAACATCGAGCAAGCAATTAATGGTATCAAAGATGCACACTTCGTTGATTTCGCTGAGGGGAAGAGTCTCGAATATATTGCCTCTCTTTTCAACATTAGAAGGCAACAAAACGAGACTGACGACCACTTCCGTGCAAGAATCAAGCTTGCTTTCTCAAAGATTTCAAACATGACTTCAATCAATGACGTCAAAGAAATCGTTGCAGCAGCTTTGCAAACAAAGACAAGTAGGGTTAAAGTGAAAGACCGCTACGACTTTGAACCAGCTTTCTTTGAACTTTGGATATGGTTGCAGGACCTAAACAATGCTGGACTTACACTTGATGATTTTCAAGAGTTGATTGGAGTAATAAAGCCTGCTGGAGTGAAAGTAAAAGCATACCAACAAGGAACATTTACTTACCGCTCAGCTTCGGAAACTTCTGATCCAACTAAGGGCTACAATGATTTGGCGAATTCAAATCCCGATGGGGGAACTTATGCTGGATTGTTGTGACTTTCATTTTTAAAGTCTAATCGATAAGGTGGAAACATGGCAATTACACAAAAATCGAGATGGGACGATGTTGGTTCAGAGCCTCCTACTGGTGAAGCAAAGTACTCAGCAGGAGAGCAACCAATCGCTGAATATGACAACTGGTTCAACAAGTCTGTTGCTGATGACATCGCAGCCATCAATGCTTGGCTCGACAATCTCGGTTTAACTAAAGTGTATATAGATACTGAAGCCAATATGCCAGCCTCTGGCTTAACGACTGAGTTGTTCATTGCAACGGATACGAACAAAATTTATAGGGGGACCGGAACGGGCTGGCAGGAACTAACTGTTGATTGGAATGCAATTTTGAATAAACCTTCAGTCTTCCCACCTGAGGCTCATCAACATGATGACTCTGATTTACTCGGTGTTGATTGGAGTAAGATCCTCAATAAACCTTCAACTTACCCTCCAGAGGCCCATACTCATACAATTTCAGAAATAACTGATATCGGCAATGCCTCTGTGAATTATGCCAATTCAGCAGGAGATGCAGATACGCTGGATGGGTTCGATAGTGACCAGTTTTTGAGGAAGGATATAGCAGATACAAAAACGGGAGATTTAACAATTAATGGTAATCTTTTGAGTGATACTCTGAGATTCACGAAGAGTTACAAGCTTCCTGATGGAACAGACCTTGATACAGTTACGACATCGGGTTTTTATGACGGAGTGAATCTCATTAATGCTCCAAATGGTGATACGAGCTGGTGGTATATTGTTGTTCAAAGACATGCTAATTCAGAAAAATACGTTTATCAAATCGCAATAGATCTGAATACTGATGACGGAACTTTTTATATACGAAAGCGAATGGGGGATGTTTGGCGTGAATGGACTAAAGTTATAACAGAAAGAAACGCACATGAAATTGGTGGTGGTGTTACTTATTCCACTCCGACCGTCTATCTTGGAAACGGGGAAACCCTCCAGCTCGCAAGGTTCACCTTGCCAGCTGGCAAGTCATTTAAGGTCCTAAAGGCTCAGGTCGCGAAATCCGACGGAACCTCAGCCTCGGGACTCTCAATCGAGGTTTACGACAATACGAATGGGACCTCTGTTTATTCTACGTCCTCGGCAACGGTACAGGAAGGTTCTCCACTCGCGACCTCGAACGCCGGAGTGGAGATCATTATCAGGATTAAGAACAACACAGGAGCGGCGGTGGAATGTCAGGGCTTCGTGGTAGGAGTTATTGCGTGAGGTGGTCTGAATGCCTTATCTGTTCTATGAGGATTGGAATGATAATAAGTATAGCAGAGATACAGCAGCAATAATTGCTCTGGGCGGGAAACTCAATAATGCGGGAGGACGACTCATTCCTAAAACTACATGGGTTCTTGGAAGCGGAACTGCAACAATTACAAATGGTGTGAATAGGTTAGCTCCTGCAGCAACTTTAAGAAGTGCAAGAGCTTTTCCGTTCAATCCGAATAAAACTCTCGTTTGGGAATATAAGGGGAGAAGCACATATTCAGGACGTGACCACGCCTTAAGAGTTACAGTTTTAGGAGCAACTAGAAATAATCGTTGGACAGCTTTCGGTCCAAACTGGCAAGAAGCTGGGAATTTGAATGCTCTCTGGAAATGCGTTAACGGTTCGTGGACAATTGTAAAACTTGTAGCACATTCTGGGAACACGAACTGGCATACTATTTCTGGAAAGCGATATCCGGATGGAACTTGGGAGATCTTTTATGATGGAGTCTCTGATGGAACAGTCGCCGATTCGTGGTTGCCGAGTGGTAACAACTACATTTGGGTTAGTAATGATGCTGGAACTTATATCCACGATGTAGAGTTCGATAATTTCAAAAT